GCCGACCAGACCGACGACGACCGTCTGATCGCGTCCCTGATCTCCACGGGCCGTGCCCTGGTCGAGAAGCGGCTCGGGGTCTCCCTGGTCAAGCGTCGGCTTCGGGCGACCTACAGCGGCGAAGGCAACGTCCTCGAGCTGCCCTCCCCGCCCCTCCTGCTCGACGTGGATCACGAGCTGGAGATCACGGCCGACGGTGTCGCCGTCTCCGAGTCGGCCTACGAGGTCGACAGCGACAGCCGGCCGGCGACCGTGACGCTCTCGACCCCGCAGAACCTGCCGCTGGTCGTGACGTTCTGGGCCGGCGGCCAGCCGCTCGCCCCGCAGCTCCGCTCCGCGATCCTGCTCTACGTCGGGCACCTCTACTCGAACCGCGAGCTGGTGGTGACCGACGGTTCGCAGCCGGCCGAGCTGCCCTTCGCCTTCGAGACGCTCCTGGCCAGCGAGTCCGTTACGGGAGTCTGGTAATGCCAATCGCCGCCGGGCTGCTCCGCGAGACCGTCACGATCCAGTACCCGACCGAGCTCCGCAATGCCCTCGGCGAGTCGACCCAGACGTGGAGCACGCTCACGACCAGGCGGGCGATGATCGAGGCGATCTCCTACACCGAGATGGAGCGCCGCGGGCAGATCGGCGGCAGCGTCTCGTACACGGTGCGGATGCGGTACGTTCCGGGGATCACCGGCCAGATGCGGATCCGGTGGGACAGCCGCGACGGGAAGATCCTCTACGTCTCGTCGGCCGTCGAGCGCGGCCACCGCGAGGAGCACGAGCTCACGTGCGAGGAACAAGCCACGTGATCACCCTCGACGAGCGGAAGCTGCAGCGCGAGATCGCCGACCTGGCGAAGAGCTACCAGGACCTCCCGAAGCACATCGCGAAAAAGCACATGCTCGCGGCCATGCGGCGGGCGGTCGTGAAGAGCAAGGGCGTCTCGATCCTCCGGGCGAACACGCCGCCGGTCGGCACCAGGCGGGGCCGCCGGAAGAAGGGCGAGAAGGCCCGGTCTACCGGCGAGCTGCGGCGGGCCGTCGCGACGAAGGCGAAGTGGATCGGCAACAACACGACCGGCGCCGCCGTCGCGGGGCTCGGCTACAAGTACGGCATGGCCTCCCGGAAGGCTATCTGGCACGAGTACGGGACGACCCGCATGAAGGGGATCCGCATGATGGAGCGAACCTTCGCGCAGATCAAAGGCAAGGTGGCGTCGCTGCTGGCCGGCGAGCTGGCCGCGGCCCTGGACAAGGCCACAAACGAGAAGAACAGCAACAAAAACAAAGGCTACGGAGGCTGACGCATGGCATCGCCGGAAGCATGGCTCCGCGGGGCCATCGAGGACGCGGCCGAGTGTAACGCGTACCCGGTGCAAATCCCGGAGGGCGCCGCCCCGCCCTTCGTCCGCTACGCCCGGGAGGGGACCGAGCGGGTCCGCGGCCTGGACGGGTCCGGCTCGCCGGTCGGAGAGTTCCTGATCGAGATCTACGCCGACAGCTACCTCCAGACGAAGACGCTCGCCGACGCCGTCCGGGCCGCCCTCGTGAACTTCAACGGTGAGGCGGACGGCTGCACAATCGACGACGTGCGGTTGAGCGACGAGAAGGACGGCGACCCGATCTACATGGACGGCCGCGACGTCCCGACCTACATGGTCGAGCAGACCTATTCAATCTTCTGGCAGGAGTGACTATGGCCGAGCTTTCCGGATTGCCGACGGTCGCCGGCCTGTCGTTGCCGTCGGGCTGCACGAACGTCAAGGTAAAGAGCAGCGCCGCAGACCCGACAAGCTCGGGCAACAAAATCGACGTCACGACGCTGTCGGACGCCGCGCGGGTCTACGAGGACGCGCCGCTCGTGGACGTCGGAGCGGCCGCGGACGAGGGCATCACGCAGACCGTCACGTGTAGCTTCTTCGGCGAAGCGCCGGCTGTGAACACGAGCCCCACCGCCACCGGCTGGCTGTGCACCGAGGTCGAAACCGAGTGGGCCGTCGGCGACATGATCAAGGGTACGGCGACTTTCACGTACAAGGCCGCCCCGGCCGAGTGAGGAAATAACACATGGCGACACCAGCGCAGGGCGTCTCGTTCGCGGGCCTTCCGGACGGGCTCACGAACGTCAAGGTGAAGCGGGTCGGCATCGACCCGACGAGCTCGAGCAATCGGCTCGACGCGTCCACGCTCGACCTGGCCGCAGGCTCGGACCGTGTCTACATCGACGGCCTGCCGGACTCCGGCGCCGGCGCCGTGAGCGGCGAGACGGTCACGATCACCTGCTCATTCTTCGGAACGCCCCCGACGGCTGGCGAGACCATCACGTACGGCGGCGAGCAGTTCAAGTGCACCGAGGCCGAGATCGAGTACGCCGTCGGCGACCTGGTCAAGGGCACGGCGACCTACGTCTCGATCCCCGACTGATCCGGGGAGGTCGCGATGGCGAATCCGGCGCAGGGCGAGACGTTCTCCTGGGGCGGCGCCGTCGGCGAAGTGATCTCCATCAGCGTGAGCCCGCGAAAAGCGAACCTGACTGACGTCACCACGATGGGGAACGCCGGCGTCGAGGGCGGCGGTTTCGTCGTCCGCAGATACGAGTGCCTGTCTGTTGACTCAGGCGAGGCATCGGTCAGATTCTTCGGGACCGGGTTCGACGTCGCCGACATCGGCACGAAGGCGAACCTGTCCGCCCTGGGCGTCTCCGGCCAAGCGATCCTCGAATCGTACGAGGTCGAGGCGTCAGTCGGCGACCTGGTGCGGGCGTCCGCGAAGTTTCGATTCACAGGCTTCTAAGGAAACGAAATGGCACTAACGAGTAGAGAAGCGATCCTCGGGCTCCGCGATCTTGGCGAGCCCGTCAAGATGCACATTCCCGAATGGAAGGACGACGTCTACCTCCGCCGCCCGTCCGCGAACGACCGCGACGCGTGGGAGCTCTACTGCCAGGAGCACACGAAGACCCCGCACAAGGTGTGGCGGGCGAAGCTGGCGGCCATGCTCATCTGTGACGAGAGCGGGAAGCTACTCTTCACCGACAAGGAAGTCGCCGCCCTGGGCGAGCGGTCGGCCGCGGCGCTCCATCGCATTTGGGAGAAGGGCCTCGAGCTGATGCGGATCTCGGAGGCCGACGTCGCGGAACTGGAAAAAAACTGAGGAGCCAGGCGGGGGCGTACGACTTGTTCGCCTATCGCCTGGCCTTGGAGCTCGGGATCTGGAACGTCGAGGAGTGGAAGAAGGAACTGACGGTCGAGCAGCTCCGCCGGTGGATCGCCTTCTATCGCGTGGAACCGTTCGGGATGGACTGGAGGAGGACGGCACGGCTGGCAGTTTCGGTCGCCAACGCTTTCGGGGCGAAGGTGTCATCGGATGCGGAGGAGATGTTCATTCCCGGCTACGACCCCAGCCGGCCGACCCAGACGCCCGAGGAGATGGCGGCCGAGCTCGCGAAGCTGAAGGTCCCCCAGAAGAAGAAATAACGTGGCAACGATCGGCAAAGTACGGGCGGTCTTCACGGCAGGCACCAGCGGACTGACGTCCGGGGCGAACGCTGCGAGCGCCTCCATGCGGAAGTTGCAAAGCGACGTGAAAGGGATGCGGTCGAGCCTGTCGATGCTCACGGCGATCAGCGGGGCGCAGCTCTTCGGGTCGATCGCCAGCGGGGCGAGCCAGGCGGTGCGCTCGCTCATCGGCATGGGCGCCGCGCAGGCCGAGGTCGTCGACGCGACGAACAAGATGGCGGCCCGCCTGGGCGTCACCTACGGCGAGATGGCCGGCCTGGCTCACGCCGGAGCCTTGGTCGATGTCTCGATGGAGACGATCGGCGGGGCGATGGCCGCCTTCGACACGCTCGGCCTGTCGGTCGAGTCCCTCAACGGGATGTCGGCCGCGGAGCGTTTCGAGGCGATTGCCCAGGCGATCTCGCAGCTCCCGACGGAGGCGGAGCGGTCCGCAGCCGCCGTGCGAATCTTCGGGCGGTCCGGCGTCCAGCTGCTGCCGATCTTCGAGCAGGGCGCCGCCGGCATCCAAGCAGCCCGGGCAGAGGCGGAGCGGTTCGGACTGACGCTCACCGGCGCCCAGGCCGGCAACATCGACGCGATGGGCGACTCGTTCGACCGGGCCAAGCAGGCGATCGCGGGCGTGATCCAGCAGGTCGTAGCGTACCTCGCCCCGGCTATTGAGTCCGTGACATCGCAGTTCTCCGACCTGATCGGCAGCATTGGCGGGAAGACGATTGGCCAGACGATCGGAGACGGCATCCTCCAAGGGGCGAGGTTCCTGGCGCAGATCGGGGACTTCCTGATCCAGAACCTCTCGGCCGTCTGGGAGTACGTCTCGCAGGTCGGCGGCCAGTGGAACGCCGTATTCGAGATCGGCGGGCGGGTGGCGAGTTTCTTCGCCGGCGTCGGCGACATCTTGCAGATCGCCTTTAGCGGGATTGTCGGAATATTCAGCGGGCTTACGGAGGTCCTGCTGATGGGGGCGAAGTCGCTCGGCGACGCGCTCGGCTTCGATACCAGCGGCCTCGACGGGATGCTCGCGTCCGTCCAGGGATTTAACGAAGGGCTGGCGGAGGGCATCGTCGACAACGCCAACTCCGCAGCCAAAAACTTTAACGACGCCATATTCGGGACCGACGAGGCCGCCGACGCCGGCGCCGCTATGGCCGGCCCGCTCACGCAAGGCGTCGACGCCGCGATCGCCGCAGCCCAGGCGGCGGCCGCCCAGGTGGACACGGCGACGAAGCAGAGCGTCGGCGAGCAGAAGGCCGCCCAGGCCGCCGAGGATCAGGCCGCCCGGTCTCGCGAGGCTGTGAAGGGCCTCGACGTCCGCTCGGCCGAAGGCATGAAAGAGTGGATGCGGATCCTCCGCGAAGGCAGCAAGCCCAACATCCAAGAGCGGCAGCTCACGGTGCTCGAGCGGATCGAGCAGAACACGGCGGACATGGGCGGCGACGAGCCAGAGGTCGCCGACTTCGCACCAGCAGCGGGGACCTAATGGCAGAGCTAAAAGGCGAATTGGCCCGCGAGCGGTCCCTCTCCGGCAAGGTCCAGGAGACCGACGCATACACGCGGTCGTTCCTCGTCAAGGCCGGCTCGCTATCCGATTCGCTGATCGCCATCTCGAACGCCCCGGGGATCGCGCTGAAAGATCCGCATCCCGAGAACCCGGCTATCGTCGCGATGGAATACGACGTTAAGTGCGTCGACGACTCGGGCCTTTTGTTCCAGGTCGATTTCAAATACTACGCAAAGCCGCCGGACCTCCAGGAGGACGACGGCGGCCTGCCGCCGCCGGGCACGATCGAAGGCTTCGGCAAGAAGCCGACCTGGTCGGCGGGGTCGAGCGTCAGTGCCCAGCCTATAAACAGGGACAGAGACGGAAAAAAGATCGTGAACTCCGCCGGCGACTGGCTGGAAGACGTGCAGGCCGACCAGGCCGAATTCCGGCTGGGCGTCACGCTCTACGCGTTCAACGCCGCAGATTGGGCCGGGACGGCCCGCAGTCACACCAACGCGATCAACTCCGACGCGTGGAACGGCGGCGCGATCGGGACCTGGAAGTGTCAAGGTTGTAGCGCCCAGCTTGTCACCGAGTCGCTCGATGGGACTTCGTTCACGCTGTGGGAAATCAACTGGGAGTTTGCATATCGGGCGACCGGGTGGAAGCTCAAGCTGCTCGACGTCGGCATGAATGAGAAGTGCGACTCCGAGGGCGTGCCGTCGCAGAGCGGCGACAAGAAAAAGGCGATCCGCGGGCCGGACGGAAAGCCGATCTCGGCTCCGGTGGCCCTGTCCGGAGGAGTGGCGAATCCGGGGGCCGAAGAGCCGCCCGACGTTGAATACGACGTATACAAGGAGCAGGCGTTCGGACCCGTTTTCGGCGAGATCACCCCGTGAGGAAGACCGTCGCCAACAAGGGGAAGCGGCCGACGACGCTTACCCGTGGCGCCGTGAAGCGGATCGCCCGGGCCGTCAACGCGTACGAGCGCGGCGACAGGGACATTCCTCCGAGGAAGTTCCGGTCATACGCGCCCGCCGGCGGGTCGGACGTCCGGCGCTGTGAGACCCAGGACGTTTGGGTTATCGGAGAGGATGCGACTCTGGACGTCATCGACGGGCGCGCCGGCGAGACTCTTATCGCGAAGAATCACGTCTCCCGCGTTGAGAGCGGAGAGCAGGTCCTCGTGGCTCAGTCGCTCGACGACGGCGAGTGGTATCTGATCGCCGCCGCGCACGAAGCGGTCGACGTGATCACGTCCGTATCGCTGACGGAGGCGGGGCTCGTATTTGAGCGGAAGCGCATCTGGGCCGTGCGCGACGCTACGGAACTGGACGACATCACGATCGCCGTCGTCGACTGCGAGGAGTAGCCGATGGCCCTGTCGAGAATTGGCTCCTCGCTGCTGCGGCACTGTTTCAACCTCGTCCGAGACTGCGAATGCTGCTGCACGGCACTAGGCGTTGACTGTTCTGGCGATCCGCCGACCATCACGGTCTTCGGCGAGACGTTTGAGCTAGACACTTTCGACGCTCCCACCGTCAACGAAGCGCCGTTTTGGTTTGCATCCGGCGAGCTCGTTTCCGGGAAGGTAAAGCTATTTAACGGTGCGATGCCGCGGTATTACGGTTACTGCGAGGCCGGCGAAAGCAATCTCATAACGCCAATTCTAAACGACGACACGGCCTGTTCATTCCGTTACCTCATGCGAGACGGCTTCGCGTCGATCAACATGATAGCCGTTGAGTATGAAGACGAAACGCTCGAGACTGTCGTTAATACCTCGCCCTTAAGCGTACGGGCCGATGGGACTCACTGGACCGGAACCGAGTTTTCGCCACGGTACACAAAAGTCGGCGGCCATACGTGGACGATGGTCGCGGCGGTCAACAACAACCCATATTCAGTTCCGGGCGACGTATACCTGCCCGAGGGATCAACCGTATGGGAGTTTAACGACGGCGCGGAGGTGGAATGTCTGCCGTGAAATGCCATCGCGTCGCCTTTGAGTCGCTGTGCAGGAGGCGCGGGTTTCCTCTGGCTGACGCAATCCAGTGCGTGGTCTCGCGCGACGGCGACCGCTGGGAGGTGGACGTTTCGCATCCGTCTTATCCCCGCGAGCCTTTCGGTCTTGGCGACCTCGTGGCCGCCGGCCTGGCCGCGGTGGGCATCACGCCGCAGCTCGTCGAGCGGGTGACCGGCCGCAAGGGATGCGGTTGTAAGCA